TCTTGGTGGGAACATATTACTCTAAAATCTTTTATTCTTTCATTTTTTACTAGTTGTTCATATAATAATCTAGCTGCATCCTCAACAAACTTTAAATATGATCCATTTAATTCTGCGAATGCCATTTCATCTTCTCTTTTTACTACTACTTGAGTTTCTGTTTGTAATGCTTTTACACACATTTCTTTCAAATCCTCAATCCAAACCATATCATCAAATTCAATAGATATTCTAGTTACTGATCTTTGTGAATGTGATACTGTAGCTTTATTTCTATACTTTCTAGCATATTCAGCTAATTCATAAGAGCAAGGACATGCTGAAGAGTATACAAAATCAAAATGAATTATTTTCTTTAATTCACCTTGTTTATTTAAATTTCCTTCTAAAGTAACATCATAATATTGATACCCTTCATTTTCAGATCTTAATGATTTTTGAATTATAGGATATGAGAATTTTAATGCTATTTTAGAGTCAAATGCTTTTAATTTGTCTTGATAAGCAGATAAAACGGTTTCTAATTTATCTATACTAAAAGTATCATTTTTAAATTCATAAAATGATCTCATAATACGAGACATATTAATTCCTTTTTTATGTGCTTCTAAAGATACTGTTCCTGTTACTTTAGTTTCTAACTCTATAATACCATTATCCCTTGTTTTAAATTTTAATGGTAATCTAAAATTATGAATTCCTACTTGTTGTATTTCTACAGGTGAACCTTGTATTAAAGATGAAGGACCGTTTTGTAAATCTGGAAATGTTTCTATATCCTTTTTAGTTGGAAAATATTCAGAATCATATTCTCTATTAGGTTCATGATAGTTTATTGAATGTTCATTATCCCTAGGTTCTTTATAGGATTTAACATCACCAACCCATTCATATTTTTTTACAAATTTATCTTCAGTCATTTTCATCTTTGTTTATTGTTAATTTTTATTAAATATAGTATTTTTTATTGTTGCATCAAAACCTAACTTATAATCTTGTATAGCTTTTGAATCTTCTTTTTCCCATGGATATACTAACCAAACATTTTTATTCCATCTCTCTGAATAAAATGTTGGTTCAAAACATGAAGTGTGAGGTTTGTGATGTAAAACTGCTGTTTTAAGATTAAAGGGGGATGAATATAAGGTTTGATATTTTTTTATAAATTCATCTAATGTTTCTCCACTGTCACAAATATCATCTACTATTAAAGTATTAGGACCTATATTACCCTTAACCATAGGTATTCCTAATTTATGAGATAACATTACAGCAGGTATTAAACCCCCTCTTTGCAAACCAAATATGTTCTCAAATTTTAAATCTGAATTTTTAATTTGGTATACTAATCTAAAAATTAATGAATCTATCTCATGCCAGTCTATATAATGTCTATTCATACTCTGAATATAATAAATAACTTGGAAACAGCCAAACCTATGATGATGAATGTTCTGGCATTTTTGCTCTGATTTCATCTACTAATCCCATCTCCATTGCTTCATCTGCACTAATCCACCAGTCTTTTCTATCCCAATTTCTTTTAATTTTAGTTTTAGATAAATTAGATCTACTTGTAAAAATACCTAAAATTCTTTCTTCAATTCTTTGTATGAATTTAACTTCATCTTCTATTTCATAAGTTTTTCCCCAAGCACCAAATGCTGCTCTATGAATCATTACCCATGCTTGTTGGCCTACCCACCTTACATCACCTGCCTGTAATAAAACACCTGCCATTGATGCTGCATATCCTAAAGTACCTGTTGTTAAATGGTGACCTTGGTACCTTAAATCTTGTAAAAAATCAAATAATTCAAACCCATCTATTATACTACCACCTGGTGAAGAAAATATAATTTCAATAGCACATTCTTGGTCTAATCTACTCCATTCAGTTAAAGTTTGCATGCATTTTTTAACTGATTCTGATGATATTTTTTCATTAAATCTGTAAAGATAATTTTTATCATCTCTAGAATTTCTAATTTCTATACTTTCTAATTCACTTTCTAGATCTAATTGTTTTAATTCTAAAATTATTTTATCTTTTTTAAGATTTATTTTATTCTGTTTTAGACTTATTTCTTCTTTCTCTAATAGAATTTGAGTTTTTTGAATATCTATTTTTTGTTTTTTCTGTTGGTTTGATAAAATCTCAGCTTCTGCTTTTATTTTTTCAGCTTCAGCTTCTAATTTATTTATCTGTGCTTGTTTAAGCTGATCATTTAATGGGTTTTCTTGGGGTGTTTCTTTTGTTTCTTCACTCATCCTTTAAATTTTTTAATATTTCTTTTAATTTAAAAATTAAATCCTCAACTTCTTCAGGATCCATTGTTATAGCACAACATGTACCTACATTGTCTTCTATTTCTCCTAAAATTTCTAATGCCTCGTCAATCATACTCCTCTTTCTGTGTCAAATGCTATTATATGATCTCTACCAGTCATGTTATATCCTTTTTCTTCACACATTCTAAATACTTTCTTATACATAGGTATTAAAGTTTCTCTAGTGTCACCTGCTGGCATAATATATGTTTTATGTTTTGGGATTAACATTTCAACTCTAAATGCCTCTATTTCAGCTAAGTTTTCTTCTGTACCATCCCATACAGGTTTAAAATGATAATCTAAATGATAATCTATTGTTTTTTTAATAGCTTCTTTATTCAATCTTAAACGATTATGTACTTTTATCATTCTTTCATCTGTTACCGCCCCATTAGGTGTGACAGCTCCTAATACAGGTACTGAATTTGAAAATTTAGGTGATAAAGATATTAAATCTAAAGGGTGATCTGTTTCTAAAAAATGAGAACCTTCTGTTTCAATTGTAACTAAAATACCTCTTTCATTAGCAAAGTGAGTAATTTCATTTACTAAAGCTGGATGCATTGTAGGTGAGCCACCTGTTAACATCATTTCTTTTACATGAGGGTTATCATCATATATTTTGATAATATCATTAAATGTAAATGTACCTTTTTCAGGATGAATACTTGTATACCAGGAATCACACCAACCACCTTCTCCAAAGTAGCATCTATGTGTACATCCTGTTGTTCTAACTGCTATTGTTGGCCTTCCAAATCTTGACCCTTCTGATTGTACACACCTATATAATTCTAATATGGGGAGTACTTTATTGTAATCCTTTATTCTTTTTAACATACTGTAAATTTTTTAAAGTGGTTTTTCATTCACTATATTAATATAACTATTATTTTTGGGGAATACAAACTTATTTAAAGTCATTATTTATTCTATCCCACCAATTCATTCTTTTTAATTTTCTATAGATATTATAAGGTTGTAATATAATACCAATTAAAAATCCATATATTGCAATATAAGCTCCTATAAGAGGCCATATTGGCATATAACCATAATACCATTCATCATATACAATAGGAGTGGCATATATTGCTTGTACTATACCATATAAGGTTCCTACAAACTTTAACATTCCTCTTTTGTCTTTGAAATAATGATCTTCAAATAACCATTGAAAATATGTGGGTGTTGTTTTATGTTTCATAATTTAAATTTTGTGGAGGATATCGGAGTCGAACCGATGACCTCCTGCGTGCAAGGCAGGCGCTCTAGCCAGCTGAGCTAATCCCCCAATTAATAATTGGTACTCCCTAGGGGAATCGAACCCCTGTTTTCAGGATGAAAACCTGATGTCCTAACCCCTAGACGAAGGGAGCAATATGTAAAGAACTAGGTTGTCAGGGAAGGATTCGAACCTCCGTTCTCTGGACCAAAACCAGATGTCCTGCCTCTAGACGACCTGACACTATGTTAATAAATATTTAGCCTTCATAGTAAAGTGAAGAATTTTTATCATTTTCAAAACATTCTACTTTTACTACTTTACATCTTCCAGCATCTGTTTTAGATAAAACTTCATTAAAATGTTCATATACAATTCTAGCGCAAGATTCAGCCCCCATTTTATCTAAAAAGTGTACTTTAGCTAATCCCATTTGACCCATCTGTTCAAATATATCAGCGTAAGGATCATCTTTTTGTATTAATGTGGTGTGATCCCACATATGATTCATCCATGATTTTAAACCATTACCTTTAGGTGCATCTTTAAACCCACCATAATCTACAATCCAGTTCATATCATCTAATCCATCATTTTCATCAAATGGAGTATTAGATTCAAACCACACTTTAAATTTTAAAGCATATCCATGTAATAACTGACAATGTGAATGCTGTGCTTTCCATTGTCTTATTGCAACTGAGTAGTTGTCAAATATTTTTGTTGATTGATATTTTGCCATATTATACTAATTCTTCTATTATTCCTACTACTTCACTTAATACTAAAATTGATGCTGCTATTCCTAAATTATAAGGTATAAAACAATATCCTATTATTCTCATACCAGATTTAATAAAACTTACTAATTGGTGTAATTTTGGATCAGGTAATTTTTGACCATCAACAAATACTTTACCTTTTACTGTTTTAGTTTTATTAGTTAAAACATCAATAATTTCTTCTTTAACTTCTTGTTTTTGTTTCTTTTTTGGTTTATACGCCATGATTCTCTAATATTTGTTCTACATGTTTTTTAGCTACTTTATATTCTACAGGGCCTGTTTCATCTGCATATTCTACTGGATCAGGTCTTCCTAATTTAATAAATGCTTCTATTCTTTCTACTGATGATGCTGATTTAAAATCTGAATACCATTTAAATGCATATGTTTCTGGTCTGTAGTAATGTTTAATTGGTTTATAACTTGTATTTGTTCTTTTATAAACTTCATCAAAATCAATTCCTAAACATTCACAACATGATTCTCCATCTTTTAAAATATCAAATTTATCCCCATCTAAATAAGGTGTATAAGATGATACTCTGTAAGCTTCCCAATTACCTTCATAAAATGCTTTATAATCTGCATCTCTAAATTCTTGTCTACAATCAGGATAAATTGCATGATCACCTGCATGAATACCCATTGCTATTTTAACAGGTGATTCTGTTTCATTAGCAATTGATAATGCTACTGATTGTATAATTGAAGAAAATATTTTATTTCTATTGGGTACTACTGTTGCTTTCATATTATCTTCTTCATAATGACCTTCAGGTACTTCATCTCCTCCTGTTACTAAAGCTGAGTTTAGTAATTGAGATAAACCATCTAATTTAATTACTTGGTATGTAATAGGTGGAAATGATGGAATTGATTTTGCTACTTCTCTAGTATGAGAATTCAAATAATCTACTAATTGTTGTGCTCTTTCTAATTCAACTCTATGTTTTTGTCCATAATCAAAACTAAGAGCTGTTACTTTATAATCATTTGCTAATAGGTGAAGTAATAATGTACTACTATCCATTCCACCACTTAAACTTAATACTGCTTGTTTCATACTAATTGTTTTTTGTTTTTAGGTAAAAATTCTCTAAATTTATGTATATTATAAATTGCTGTTTCCCAATGTTCAGCTTTTCCTTCAAATTTATCTACTTTAGTAGATACTTTATCATCTAACCCCCAGTCATTATATTTTATTCCTGATAAACCGTGAATAACGGGGTTTGATGTATCTATTGTTTCTATAAATGGCATATCTTTATACCAACTAAATTCTTGTGGTATATTACATCCTAATAAATGTACTCTATCAAATTTACTAATTAATCCTTTATTATAAAATTCCTTTATAATATTATACCTACCATGAGCTTTAGTTATAAACTCATTTTTTCTAGACGTTTTAGGAACAGTTTGTAATCCTTCTAAATAATACCAATCAGCACCATAACTAAATGCTATTTTTTTATATCCCTGAGTTTTTAAAATATTATAACATTCCCAAGCTTCTGCTTTATTTGATGCTTGTACTACTGCTACTGGTGTTGTTTCTTTAGGGTATACTTTTTGTAACCATGATTTTGCTGCTACTAAAGTAGATGTTTTATCTTGCCAATAGTCTGGAACTATAAATTCATTAGGTTTAAAATAATTCATCCAATGCCATAATCTATCAGAATCATAAGGTTTACCTAGTTCATGTAATGAATTATCCATTATTATATAACGATGCATTTCCTTAGATTCTTGAAAATATTTTTTATATTCTTTACTTTCATCTAAAAGATGAGGTAAACAATAATCATAATCTATTATTCCCCTAATATCTTTCATATACGGGATAGGGGCCTCATGTGATACCTTCATTTATTTTATTTTTTTAGGACGTCCACGAGTGGACATTAATTTATTTCTTTTACCAAATTTCTTTTCACAATGAATATAAAATTTTTCTAATGAATTGCCAAACTTACTCATTTCTTCTTTTACTTCATTCTTTGTCATTTTGAATGTAAGATAAAAATCTTTTGGTATTTTATTTAATTTATCAGCTTCATCCTTTTCAAAATCTGCCCATAAACGTTTTCTTCTAGCTCCATTAAGTGCATTTTTTTCATTAAATTTAGCAAAATCTGGATAACATTCATTATATACTTTATTTATTTCTAATTCAGTATATTTTACTTGCCAGTAATATTGTGAAAATTCATAATCACCGTTTTGAATTTTTCTTAGTAAGTCTGAATGTTTATGTAAGGGTTTGTTTTTTGGTTCAAATCTTCTCCACCATCGGAATTTATTATAATTTATAGGTTGGAGTTTTTTGATTTCTTTTAAAACTAATTTTTCGTTTACTTTATATAAGGACATACCTAAATATAATGAAAACAAATTGAGAGGCCAAACAAATTTAGTAAGTTATTTGATTATCGTTATCTTTTAGGATTTGATTAATTTGACTATCTATTTGGTCTAACTTTTCTTTTTTTCTTTTTTGAATTATTTCACTTTTGATAACCTTTTCTTTTTGTTTTTCTAATATTTCAAGTTGTTTTTTAGATTCTTCATTTTGTAAAACTTCACTAACTTCCTTTTCTTTACCTATTATATCACTAATGTCATAAGGAGTATTAAATTCTCTACCTTCAGGAACAGAACATTCTACTTTCATACCTTCTACTCCATCTATCTCAACTACTTCACCATATAAATTTTCCTTTGTAGGCTTTTTTAATCTAGCGAATGCAAAATTAGCTGCTATAACTAAAGCTATTGCTAAAGGATCAAATACAAATATTATAACTAAAAGTAAATAATTTATAATTTTATCCATAGGTAAACCTGTTAAGCCTGATAAGTATTTAAGTGGGCCTAATTCACTAGTAGATCCTTCTTCTATCCTAGTTTCAACTATCTCGGTTTCATATTCAAATATTTTTAAATTTAAACTATCAACCTTAGAATTTATTTGTGATTGTCTAACTATAGCTTGGTCTAATTGTTTAGTTAATGCTCTTCTTGTAGATGATGAAGTTGTAGTAATTACTTGCCCCTCAGAATTTGTATATTGGATTTTATTATTAGATAAACCTTTTCTAAGTTCAGATACTGCCTCATTTATTGATGTCTTTTCTTCAGTATAAACTTCTAATTGTTCTTTAACATTATCTCTTTTAGTCTCAATTAATACTATTTGAGCTTCAATATTGCCTTCTTTATTTGCTGTGTCTTGGTAAGCTGCAGATAGAAAACCATATATTCCCATTGAAGTAATTAATATCAATACAATACATGCAATAGATAAATAAGATTTAAGTAAGAAAGGTAATGTTTTTCTATACTGGTAAAGTAAAGATGCTATAACTAATTTAGCTACCTCTAATGAGGCAGCCATTATTATAACAGCAAAAGTGGCACCAGCAAATAGTTTTGATAATCCACTAATTGAATAGAAAGCAGCAGAACCTGATACTGATAATGCTGATAGTGCTATTATAAAAGGGAATATCCTCTCTTGAATTTTTTTTAACATGTTTTAATTTCTTATTTAATTAATCCATTCGACTACCAGGGGGATAAACCTGATTGGAAAAATCTTTAAAAATTTCTCCAGCTGTTCCGCTGTTTGTAGAATAATCCCATCTAGGAGAAATAGTTCCCATTCCTGTAGAAATTTCTATAAATTCGCCTGGGGTAGATTTTAGAGTTACTTTATCACCGACATAGCCTCCAATTATATACGTGTTTCTTGCTCCTCTCATTCCATATTTTTTGAAAACTGAATCGGCATTTCCTTTTGAATTAAATTCATCAATCATTTCTTTTTTTAATTCTCCCCAAGTTATACTACCAGATGCAATATCTGAATCTTGATATTTACTAAAAGAGTTGAGCCATTCTTCAAACTTATTATTTTTAGTACCTAATATTTTGGATATTTCTTCTTTAATAATTTTTTTTAATTCTGATTTTTTCATCTTTATACTAGTTTTGTTGATTCTATTTCTTGTATCATTTCAAAGTGGATTTTAGCTATTCTATCTCTACCCTCTTCACTTAATAATAATTTACTTTCTTCTCTATTAGTCATAAAAAAGTTTTCAGAAAGAATTGAAGGCATCACTACTTTTCTTAATACCCAAAAATTAGACTCTTTATCAGCATCTCCATCTCTTGAATCCATTCTCATTTTATGTGTAGGAAATTCAGCTTTTGCTTTTTCATGCAATATTTGAGCTATTTTATCTGATTTAGTTTCACCTACAGTGGTATAAACAGACCAACCATGAGCTGATTCTTTATTGAATCCATTAGCATGTACAGAAACATAAATACATTTTTTACCATCACTCTGCTGTCTTTCTCTATAAATGTCATTTGCCTTATCAGTTCTCCACCTTAAAGATAAATCTTTTTCAGTATCAACTAGATTAATACATTCTATACCAGCTTCATCACAAAGTTTAATTATTCTTTTTACAACTGCTCTATTAAATTCACCCTCAAATAATTGTGTACCATCTTCCCATTTTGGTGATCTTTTACCTGATGTTTGGTATTCTCCATCTATAATACCACCATGGCCATTATCTAAAATCCAAACATATTCACCATCTTTTGATATTTTATATTTAGATTCTAATTTAGCCCATGTTTTAGGACCTACTATACCATCAGTCTTTAATCCTTGTTGACCTTGATATTTCATTACTGTTAGTTGAGTTGCAGGGCCAAATATACCATCAGCAGTAATCTGTAGCATTTCTTGGAGTTTTTTTACATCATCTCCTTTGTCTCCTATTTTTAAAACCATATTCTATAAATTTTATTTTTTATCTGGTTTGGATTCTTTTTTACCAAACATTTTTCCTACTTCAGAAATACCAAAACAACCCAAAGTGATTACCACAAAGGAATTATAAATGTATTCTGAAATTGCTATTTCTTTACCATAAATCCCTGTTATAAGATCTACAATAGCAAATAATGCCATAACAGCAAATGAAGCGAATCCAACAACATTTTTTTCATTAATGTCATTTTCATCTTTGAACATATCTCTAAAAGCCATAAGTTTTTGTTTTATATTGTTTATTATTTTACTCATAGTATAACTTTTTAATGAAACGTGTTTATTATAAATATTATTATCCATCACAAGAGGCACATTCTGCCATTCTTGATCCTAAATCGCCTTTAATAACAGAATCTGTTCTTAAATAGTATAAGGTTTTAACTCCTAATTTCCATGCCTCTATATGTACTTGATTTATCCATCTGGGAGAATCAGTTGGGTCAAATGATAAATTTAAGGATTGAGTCTGATCTATATATTTTTGTCTAATTGCTGCTTGTTGAACTAAACCTAATTGATTTATTTCTGGGAATGTTAAAAATACTTCTTTGTCTTCTTCACTTAATACTTCAGTTGGTAAATTTTGTACAGAACCATTATCTGCTAAAATTTGATCCCATATTTTTTCAGTATTATTTTTAGTAGTCTTTAATTTTTTAACTAATTCTTTGTTTTTAACAATAAAAGTACCTTTAGCACCATTAAATGTATACACATTTGCAGGTTGTGGTTCAATTCCTGCTGAACATCCTGATATTCTAGAATTAGATACTGTAGGTGCTATAGCTAGTAGATGAGTGTTCCTCATACCTGTACCTTTACACCATAAAGGTTCTCCATATTCTTCAGCTAATTGGCGAGAAGCTGCTTCTGCTTTTAATTTTATCTGTGAAAAAACTGTATGGGTCCAAGCTGTTGATGAAATAGAATTAAATGGTAAATCTTTTTGTTGTAAAAATGTATGCCAACCCATAACTCCTAAACCTAATGCTCTACCTTTTGAAGCATGTCTATGAGTTCGTTTCATAGCTTCTCTTCCATTTGTTTTATCTATAAACTCTTGCATCACACCATCTAAAAAATATATAGCAGTTTCAACTACATCTGTGTTTTTCCATTCATCATACTTAGCTAAATTTAGAGATGATAAACAGCATATAAAACTATGTTCTTCATCTGTATGTAATGTTATTTCTGAACATATGTTGGTCATTGAGACATCTAAATTATTCATTAGATAAGCCATTGGGTTATCTTTGTTAACATTATCTTTAAACATTATGTAGGGTTCACCAGTTTCCATTCTTGATTTTAGAATTTCTAACCATAATTCCATAGACTCTTGATCTCTATCATTTAACTTTTTCATAAAGTCGTCTTCTACAACTACACATTGATGTAGGTTTAGACATTGTCTATTTGGATCACCTTTTGGTCTTCTAATTTGTAAATATTCCTTGATATCAGGGTGAGTTATGTCTAAATTAACACTAGCAGCTCCTCTTCGTACACTTCCCTGATTAGTTGCTACTATAGTTGAATCATAAATTTTTGACCAAGGAACTATACCCTCAGATTTACCATTACCTCTGATAGAAGTACCTCTAGGTCTAATTCTATTTAAACCAATCCCAACTCCTCCACCATAAGAAGTTAAACGCATTAATTCAGCATTTGTTAATCCAATTCCTCTAATTGAATCTGGTGTGTCAACTCCAAAGCATGAAATTGGTAAACCTCTATCTGTACCTGTATTTGATAAAACAGGTGAAGCTAAACCAATCCAACCATTCCAAATATATTTAAAAAATTTATTTTCTAAATCAGGTCTATTTAACCTCATAGCTATTGAGCTAACTACCCTTTTATATGCTTTTCTTGGTGTTTCCTCTGGTAGTAAATATCCTTTTGAAATTGTAGATAAAGCTACTTCATCCATCCATTCAGGGTAATCTCTACCCTTTTCCCATTGTTTATAATCTGCTATTAAATTGTTATCCATTTTTTAAAACATTGTTGCTGTATCCCATTCTAAGTGTCCTTTACTATAATTTGTTACTCTATTTGCAAAGAAATCTGTATGTTGTTTTCCTGCACTTAAAGCGTCAAACCATTTCATTTCATTAACTGCTTTCATATCTATATCAGTTAAAATAGGAGTATAACCTAAATCTCCTAATTTTGTATTAACTCTATTTTTTATAAAGTTAATTAAATTATATTTTGAACAACCCTCTAAGTCTCCAAGTTCATAAACTTTATTAATAAAATCAAGTTCTAATTTAAGAGAAAGTAAAGCTGCTTCATTAATAGCTGTTTCTAGTTCTGGTGTTTTCAAGTGTGGGTTTTCTTTTAGTAAAGTTCTAAATAACCAACATCCTGCTTCTGAGTGAAGTGATTCATCTCTAATTGACCATTCTACTATTTGTCCTACTCCTTTTAATTTGTTTTGCATTTTAAAAGATAACAAAACAGCAAATGAAGAAAATAAATTTACTCCCTCAGTAAAAGCTGAGAATATTGCTAATGATTTTGCTATTTCATGCCAATCTCTTTCTCCATTGAAACTATCTCTAACATCCATTAAGTTTTCAATTTTAGCCATTGTTGTTTCATCTTCCAAAAATTCACTAAAATCATCTAATCCTAATTCTTCATTAAGTAAAGAATAAGCTTCAGCATGTATAGTTTCAAAAGCTCCAAATGTAGTAGCCATCATTATTATTTCAGGTTTTCGAAACCATTTTGTTACTAACCCTGACCAATAGTCGTTCACTACTGTCTCAGTTTGAGCAAATCCTTTTAAAATAGTTCCTATAATATTTTTTTCTGTCTTAGATAAATTTTGTTTCCAATCATTTATATCAGACATCATTGGTACCTCTGTATGTAACCAATGTGCTTGTTGTTGTTTTAACCAATAATCAGCTGCTGTCTGATATTCAAAAGGTTTATATACTATTCTTTCCTGAAGTAATCTTGATTTTGTCATAGTTTGTTTTAGTTTATTTGTCCATAAAAAAATTCTCTGTGATATTTTGACCTTTGATATGGTCTTTATCGTAACTATTGAAACCAGATATTGAAAGTGATTCTGTTTGTAAATTAGATACTAATTCATCATCTTCATTATAATCATGAACTGAGAAATGTCCAGTTGATGTGTTAGCTTTTACTCCAAATGTTAGTCCATCCATTCCATACCTGTTTTTCATTACATGAAACCTACCAGTGCCATTTACTTTATCTTTTGCTTTTCTAGATA